ACAAACAGCCACGCACGAGGCTTTAGCTTTGGCCATGCAATCGAGCCAGTAAATGAGCAGGTGTTTATTCCTGCACACGTTGCTGCTGGCATGGACTTGCAGCCATCGGACAGGGTTGAGGCTGTGCTTGTCCCCAACTATGCGGACAAGTCGCACAATGGCACGGCATACATGGCGGTAAAGGTTTCACGATTAAATGCCGATGAATTAAATGTGAAAGACAAAAATAAAGTGCCTAACAATCAAGACGAGGATGAATGGGACCCGTTCGAGGAGGATTCCCGTCCGAAAGAACTGTCGCGCGAAGAAATTGACGAAAAGGTTCTTGAGTTTATCGACGAAACAACCTTTTGCACGACTGCTGAAATTAGCGAAGTTTTAGGCTTGCCGCACAAAACAGTAGGCAACAGCGCCATGCGGGCGTTCAATGCTGGCCTGATCTCTCGCGCCGAAGTGTATGGCCGCGTTGGTATGCGCCGCCCCTCATTTGTTATGTGGGCCAAGGATCAAAACCGCTTTATCGACTACGCATAACACCGGACATGGGCGGACATGTCCTAAGTTTGTCCTGTCCGTCCAAATTAACCATTGCGCAATCATTCAACATATGCGCAGTATAGGTAAAGCTTATAGGAGGCAGAGAAATGATCACATCTGACGAAATGTCCAACGAACAATATCACGCGCACCACGCGCTTGGTTCGTCATCAATCAAAACAGTCGCAACCAAATCGCTGGCACACTGGAAGGGCCAGGTTCGCAAGGAAAGCCCGGCCTTTGCCTTGGGTAGCGCAGTACACGCAGAGCTGCTTGAGCCAGAAAAGCAATTGCTTGTTCGCGGGCCAGAAACACGGCGCGGCAAAGCGTGGTCTGAAGGCAAGGCTGAAGCTGACGAGCAGGGCAAGATATTCCTGACCGAATCCGACTACGATTTGGCCAAGGACATGTCCAATGCCTGCCTCGACAATCGCATGGCCAATCACTTACTGATGAACCCTGCAATGATTGCAGAGGCTTCATTCTTCGCCACCTGCCCCGACACGGGCTTGGAGCTAAAGACACGCCCAGACGGCTTGATCTTGGACTCTGGCATTGTGCTAGACATCAAAACAACCCAAGACGTTTCGCCAAATGGCTTTGACCGTACTATTCGCAACTTCGGCTACGATTTGCAGAGTGCGTTTTACATGTATATTTTGAAGCTCTGCAACGTTCGTGTTGATAACTTCATCTTTATCGGCATAGAAAAAGACAAGCCGCACGTCACAGCGTGTTATGAGCTGTCCGAAATGTACTTGCGCCACGCGCACAACCGCATGATGGACACGCTACACCTAATTAAAAAGGCGCAAGACGAGGATCATTACGGCACACAATGGCCCGACCTCGGCACGGTTCACCTTCCTGCATGGATGGATAGCGAAACCGCCCTTTAACTTATCCCAGCGTAGGGGTGCTACGCAGACTATAAGGAGTTGCACATGCAACATATGCTAACAGGGGTTACGGCCCGCTATCCCCGCCTAAACAGTACCTATCGCTTCGATAATGGAGAGAACAAATCAGTCAAATGTGATCCATTTGATGATGGTGCTGCATACGAAATGTCATTCGTCATGTCAGACGAGACAGCCAAAGAGCTACACAACTTGTGCTTGGAAGCATACAAAAACGCCTCTGCATTGGATGCGAAGCGCAAGTGGCCTGAAAAGCCATCTATGCTTCCATACAAGCGCAACGACGAGGGCGAAGTCATCGGCAAGTGCAAACTAAAAGGTGCATACGGTGGCGACAAGACACAGCCACCAAAGCAGGTGGATGCAGCACGCAACAAGTTGCCTGACGACTTCATGCTCACAACTGGCAGCAAATGCAATGTTGCCGTGGTCGTGGTCCCGTACAACACGGGTAGCATCAACGGCGTTTCACTTCGCCTACGTGCTGTGCAGGTTCTTGAGCTTGCGGAAATGCAGGGTTCGGATGATCCATTCACCGCCGTCTCTGGCGGCTTTACCGCCAGCCCAGCGGCTCAACGCGATGATCCGTTCGGACTGCCTGCTACATCCGCTACAACCGCTACACCATCAATCAACGACTTGGACGACGAAATTCCATTTTAAAAACCTTATGTCCCGGCGCTATGTGTCGGGGCATATCCACTAAGGGGTAATGACTTCGACAAGTCGGCACCCCCTTAACCGAAAACGAGGCAGTCAGGAAGGGGAAGACAATGACCAACACAATCGAAACCAGATACCCGACAGCAAGCTGGGGTGAATTTGGACACAGCATAATTAACAATCTAGACCTGAAGAAAACAGCGCAAGGCGAGTTTCATGGGCCTTGCCCATCATGCTCCGGCACTGACAGGTTCTGGATCAAAGAGTTTCAAGGCGAAGTCATGGTTAATTGCCGCAAATGCAATGACTACAAATCAATCAAAGATAGACTTCGCGACCTGTCATTATGGCCAGAGGAAGGCCATGTATCGCAGCCCGCAGAAAAGAAGACTGACATTGATTGGCCGGAGCGCGACCCCATGAGCAACCACCCGTACCTCGAAAAGAAACGCATCAACCTGCACAATGCAAAGATTGAGGGCGACCGCCTAATCATCCCCGTGATCGACGCAACGGGCCGCAAGGTCGGCTCGCAGTCTATCGACGCAGATGGCCGCAAGAAATTCTCATATCAACTACCCGTGATTGGTAACTTTAGCGTCATTGGTGGCCCCATCACTGACTTTTCCTACATAGCCGAAGGCTGGGCCACTGCGGCCACGGTCCACGAGGCCACTGGGAAGCCCTGTGTGTTTGCACTGAACGCGGGCAACATAGTTCCGGTAGTCGAGGCACTCCAGAAGGCCAAACCTAGCGCAGAGCTGGTTATTGCTGGCGACAATGACGCCGCCGGGATTAAGGAGTGCGAACGCGCATTTGAGGAATTTGGTGTAGACCATCTTTTGCCGGAGCAAGAGGGCTGGGATTTCTCAGACCTATGGATTGCGCAAGGCCCAGAGGCGACCAAGAAAGCCCTCACTGTTGAGAGCGTCATGGATCAGGTGTTTATGCCGAACGACGCCATCCCTCAACTTAGCCGCAACTACCTTGTCAAAGGCTGGTTGGGCGAGGGGCAAATGTCAGTGATCTATGGCCCGTCCAACGTAGGCAAGTCATTCTTCGCCCTAGACATGTCGTGGCATGTATCATGCAGCGAGGCATGGAATGGCCACAAGGTCATTGGCGGCTCAGTCTTATACCTCGCCACTGAAGGCGGCATGGCGTTCCACAACCGTGTGGTTGCGCTGGGCAAGCAGTACCCAGACCACAAAGACGTGAAGCTCGCTGTGCGGCCTGCACCTGTCAACTTGCTAGATGGCGAGATTGATATGGCAGTGCTGGAGAAACTTTGCCGCGAGGTGTCACGCCGCCACGGCAAGGTTAAGCTAATTGTTGTTGATACACTCAGCCGCTCTATGGCCGGCGGCAATGAAAACTCGCCAGAGGATATGACGCGCTTCATTGGCAACTGCGATAAGATGCGGAACATGACAGGCGCACACGTCTCCATTGTTCACCACTCAGGCAAAGATAAGGCCGCTGGTGCGCGTGGTCACAGCTCACTTCGCGCAGCAACAGATACCGAGATTGAATTAGACTATGATGAAAACACTGGTATGCGCACGGCAAAAGCAACCAAGCAGCGCGACATGGAAACAGGTGCATTGTTTTCATTCAAGTTGAACGTGGTCGATCTGGGTAAAGATGAGGACGGCGATGTCGTCACTACATGTACTGTAAAGCAAGCATCCGAGAGCGAGATTGAGGAAGCCAACCGCCCACGCATCAAGGGCAAGAACCAAGTCCTGATTAGACAGGTGTTCACCCAATTGCGTGGCGAGGGTATCGGCAAACCAAACCCTTCTGGCGCAGGATTTCCTGAGCCTCGCACATACTGGATGATTTCAGAGGAAACGGTGAAAGATCACTTTGCTGGCAAAGTGCCGTCATCGTCCAACCCACGGTCAGTTTATAAGCAGGCTATGGATGCGTTAATTGGATCGGGCCACGCTGTTCTAAATGATGGCTTCATTTGGTTCACCGATACCAATGGTCAATACAGAGAGCCGCAGGGAGCATAATTATGGAAAGCAACAATGACGACTTCAACCTAAAGATTACTGTGAGAAACGGCAGGCTGCTGAAGGAAATCCGCGCCAAATACGAGTCATCCGCAGACATGGCACGGAAGGGCAACCTGCAAGCCACCCAAGTTAGTGCGCTTGTCACAATGCGAGATAGGCCCATCAATAAGAATGGGCAGTGGCGAGACATTGCCCTTGATGTAGCAGGCATGTTGAGCTGTGATCCAGAATACTTGTGGCCTGAACATATGAAAGAAATCAAACTAAAGCGGGCGACAGCAGAAATGAGTGTGAGCTTGGACACCGTAACGAAGATTTCCCAATATGGCTCAATCGCGGACTTTGAGCGCGACGAAATAGTCGGGTCATTAATGGATGGATTAACGCCAAGGGAAATCAAAGTGATTGGCATGATTTATCACTCTGGCGAAACACTGGATGCGACCGGAAAAGAGATCGGCGTAAGTAGAGAGCGCGTCCGTCAAATTGAAGCCAAGGCTATACGAAAGATGCGGGCGCGCGCACGGGGGAAGAAGTACATATGCCGCAAGCCCCGCAATAGAACAGATTGGGCGCGGATCGGAGATCGCGATGTCCGTGCGGAAGTTCTGTGTGACATTTTCGATGAATAAGGAGGGAAGTGACATGAATGAGTGCATAGATTGTGGTGGCACTGGCGAAATGGAAGTTGATTACGCCATGCCGCAAAGTAATAGCCGAGATGTAGGGTCCATAGAAACCCGCATCGAGGAATGTGAGTGGTGCAATGGCACTGGTGAAATTGAGGAGGACGAATAATGGTTAATATAGAAGCAAAAGATTTCCCGGTTGATGGCTTGGAAGCCACCGGAGAGGATGTAAAGGTTCACGTCCCAAGAGAGGCCGAAAGGCGCTCTTATAATCTGTTTGGCGATCAAGACGGTTCCATAATTGTTGATGGAGATGGCGCTGGCATCGCGCATCGCGCTGGCGATGGTAATGGCGATGCGTGGCGCGATGGCGATGGTAATGGCGATGCGTGGCGCGTTGGAGATGGTAATGGCGCTGCGTTTCGCGTTGGCGCTGGAGGTGGTGATGCGTGTCGCGATGGCGATGGCGATGGCGGCGCGCATCGCGATGGCGAGGGTCTTGGCAATGCGTATCGCTGGGGCGCTGGCAATGGCAGCGCGTATCGCTATGGCGCTGGTAAAGGTAATGCGTATCGCAATGGTGCTGGTGGTGGCGAATGATGGTCAATGTAATTGGAGAATTTAAAAGTGTCAGAGCAAGTAATATTCAAGCGGTTGTTGAGGGTCAACGAGATCATGTTGAAGCAATCGACAGCGAAGGACAGGCCGGGCCTGAAGCAACAACTGGAAGAACAGCGTGCGTTGCTGGATATGCTCGAACCTTACCTCCAGCAGTAACGACTGCGGAAAAACTCGAAGAGCGACTTGGTATCGCAATGCTAAAAGAGGCTCTGAACAACCCCCGAATACCTAACCCCGAAAAATGGCGACAAGCCACTGCATTAGCCCAAGCTCGCCGCGCTCAACTTACAAAAGAGCGTCGGGAGCGTGTAAGGGTTTACGCCGAAGAGGGTGAAATGACAGTTTCGCAGGTCGCAGAGCTGGAGCGCTGTGTCCAGACAACTATTCGTGCCGACTGTCAGGTGATGGGCGTTAAGTTAAAGGCGGGTGCGGTAAAAGTCACGACGTATCAAAAGGACATCGCGGCACGTCGAGAGGTGCTGGAGGGATTGGCAAAAACTGGAATGACACGTCAGGCGGCAAGCGTTGAACTGGGCGTAAGTGAAGCCACGGTTCGGAGAGATATAATGATAATGAGGATAAAGTGGTTGGGAGATAACCGATGAGCGACCGCAGAATACTAATGCTGGAAAACAATCTGAACGAGGCACGCACGCTGATTAGCGTCTTGCAGGGCAAAGTCGCACGCCAGCGCGATGACATAACTCGGATGCGCAACCGCGTAGACACGTTGATGCTGGATAAAAAAGAAATCACAAAAAAACTTAACGAGCTGAGGGAGGCGTCCGATGATTAAGACCTTGACCGATGCGAAAACTGAGTGTGAGCGCTGGTTCGCTTACCTTCAGTCGCAAGAGGACCAATCTAAAAAGTTGCAGAAATTGGCCGCTGATAGGCGGGCTGGCCGCTGCGACGCTCTGGAAGGTGAGCGGCGGCGCAATGCGATACAGGGCAACGGGTTGACCGTTTATGATGGTTCTGACTTGGCCGATGCGGTGCGCGTCCTGTTG